ACAAGATAAAAAGGGGAGACAGATACTTCATACCAGTAGCACCAGAAGACTGGAAGAAGATACCAGAAGGTCTTGACCTCAGTGGAAGAGATATACCTATGGTAAGTGCTGAAAACAAACGGATGAAGGTCGATACCACACACGGTACTTTTAGATGCCCTTGCGATTGTAGAACATGTGGCTTCTGTTATAGAACAAAGAAAGAAAACGGCGAACCAGAAAATAACATGATAACCGTTATAGAAACATTCAGATAAAAGGTTAGGAACGCATCCTAACCTTTTTTAATGGTGCAAATTATAGTTATACTCCTCCCACCTTGCGTAGACCTTAGTCCTCATGTTTCCACCGTCATTCTCCTCAATACCGTGTTCTGCAAGGTACTGGTTTATACATTGTTTAATCTCTTTCTTGTTACCGCTATCCTTAGCCCCCTTCGGTATCGAGTTCCATACCTCATCGGCAATCTTGTAGAGGTCGTAGTTGTGCGTTCCAAGCGCAACACCATTTACACCCTTAAGCTTCAACCTGGTTGATACTGAACGGTTATACGCCCCTATAAGGGTCTCAGTCCTGTGGTCATACTGCTCGACATGCGGCTTGCTGGATATATGCCACCCGCAACACGCTGGGCAGTAATACGGTCTCAGTTCACCGCCATGAGTATCTATATCGTCTCCATTCCACTTGATGAAATTCTTCGCTTTACTCTCACTCTCGAAGAGCATCTTTGCCCTACCACAGTCTGGACACATTACTCTATTGTTTTTTGGCTTGCTCATAAATATCAGTACATTTGTAAATAATAACCCCGACATAACATATGTTACGGTACACTATCTTTATATCGACAATGTACCCATTCTCCTTCTCAATATTATCGATTCGTTCTTGTAACTTTTTCTCAAGCTCCGAATCAACCGCTTTCACTACTACTACTTTTGTCTTTCCGTAATTATAATGCATATCTATCAATTTTTCCGCAAAGATAGGCAAAAAAATCGAGATAACCAACAGTTACCCCGATTCTTTAATGTTATTTAACTTACCAACATCTTTTCTGTTCTATCCTTGAACTTTCCATAACATTTATCACAAAGCTGATAAATCCATCCTCCAACCTTCGTAGGCTCTGCTGGCTCTCCGCATTCCTTGCATATGTGCCCAGAGGCTTCTGAGGCTTCGTTAATCATGTCAAGAAGCTCATCAGTATATTTGTTAAGGTAAATCTCCAGTCTTCCGAATTTCTCCTTGACCTGGGTCACTTCTATACTGTCATCGCTAGACTCATTTATTTCTTCTACCCTATCCAGTATTGGCTGGTAAAGGTTTTTCCAACCCTTACCGCACTCGATACCGAACAGTTCATATGGCGTACTTAACCTATTCATCCGTTGCTTCCTCCGCAAACTGAACGTCAGCCTCCGTAACACCCTCAGACTCAAGCTTGCTCAATATATCCTTCATGTAAGTCTTCTTATAATCATCAAGCTTGTTAGGGTTTACCAAACCATTGTGTACACAGGACATTTCACCCTCATACGTAACGTTCCAAGGTGTTGGCAGCTGATTCTTCGTTGTTCTTATCTTGGTGGTGATACCATAGTTGTACGTCTCACCCTTCGCAGTAGCCGTCAGCTTCTTCGTAGCAGCCTTTCCGATACCCCCAAGGTGCATTATAAGCCTAGCACCATAGAAGAACGTCTTACCGCCCTTCAATTCGATTGATGGGACACCGCCCATAGAGTTCATTGAATCGTTCCATATCTTGTTCACACAGAAGAATGTATTTGTATATTCAGAACCCATGCTCTTTGATGAAGGTATCCTGTTGTTGATAATATTGTTGAAAGCCTGTGAGATTGCGCCAGCATCGAACATATTGTTGGTACTCTTACTTTCAAGTGACTTGAATGACTGTATAGAGCCAATTGAGTCCCAGATAAAGCACATCGGATATGGTATCTCGCCACTGTCCTGTTTATCAAGGAAGTCATTTATTGAGTATGCAATATCCTCAAGCACAGCCTGCTTTCTCTTTACCTTCAGCTTCTTACCTGTGGAGTAGTCGTTATCTCCGTAGGCATTAGCAAGCTTTGCACTGTTGAAATAGAAAAAATCACCAGTATAGTCTATAATCTGGTTTTCTGTCGTATAAGTGACCTCTCCTGTCTCATAGTCTATATGCTCAACCTCGACATCGCCGTATACTGGCGTAGCCTTCATACCACAGTCTATGGCATACTGGAAATCGAAGTTGTTCTCCGTCTCATATATGATTGGCAATATACCGTTATTGATGCAAGACGCTATCAGACAATTTTTGATGGTTGACTTACCAGTATTAGACCAACCTGTAACTATTGACAGGTATCCCATTGGTATTCCTGGAAGCTTTATTGCATCTGAAAATGCATCTGGAAGCGGTATGAAAGCCATTGGCTTGTCTGCCACTGAATTAACAAAGTCGGTGCTGTTTTTCATACTGAGTTCCATCTTAGCCTTTAACTCGCTTATGCTAGGCTTTTTGAAATCTTTTTTCTTTATTGGTTGTTTCATCATTCTTCCGCTAACTTTTTATCTCTTATTTTATTTTTCCAACATTTTCTGCATAATGCCTTGTACATGTCATTGCCACCTATGACAACCTGGTCTCCCTCCGTGATAATGTTACCTTCAGAGTCCAGCCTTGCGTTTATGGTGGTCTTCCTGTCGCCGCATCTGCACGTTGATTTTATCTCCTCTATATCGTCAGCAAGTTCAAATAAACGCTTTGACGCAGGGAAAAGTCTTGACTGGAAATCTGTTCTCAGTCCGTAGCATATCACGTTTATACCAAGAAAATCAACCACATCTGACAACTGGTTTATCTGTTCCTCCGTTAGGAACTGGCATTCATCAACCAGCACCCACTTGAGTTCCATAAACTGTGAAGCGAGAAAGTTCCTGTACTCCTTTATCGTCCTATACAGATTAACATCATCGCCAACGCTTATGCATTTTCTTTCAACTCCTGCTCTTGAACGTATGATACCCTCGCCGTCCCTGGTGTCAGCGGACGGCTTGAGTACCATTATATTCACTCCATTCTCCTCAAGGTTATGCGCCGTTGTCAACAGCTGCATACTTTTCGCAGAATTCATACATCCAAATTGGAAGTAAAGTTTACTATCCATCTATAATCATAACAATTACAATAAATTATTTAAAGTCCTCAATCATGTCTTCCTCGAACATAAACCCAAGACACGAAACCTTTCCTGTCCTGGAGAAATAGCCAGACGGTTCTGGATTTGGATACAACCATTTTCTATTCTCGCCGTCCCAGACCATATTCCTGTCGTATACCCTCCAGATGTCGGTTCTTATCTTGTATCCAGTGGGACTTTTCTTGTCTTCCATTATCATGATGATATTGTACTTCTTATTAATATCATCGATGCTGCAAGGAAGTTCTTTCGGGTCTCTCCACTTCATACGCTTAGAAAGGTAGATTATCGTCTGAGGTGTCGTACTGACTTCCATCAATTATTGTACTTGCCGTTGCTGGTGTTGCTGCAACCTCAGAGTAGTCCCTAGCCTGTGCGGTAAGGGCTTCCTCCATCCTCTGCTTGTCAGCCTCTTCCTTAATCTTGTCAGCCTCAACCTTGTTGACGTACTTCTTTTCCTCAGTACTGTACACAGGTACGCCACCCTCTGCTACAATCTGCATGTAGTCGTATGGCTTAACGGTGTAAACCTCGTACCATTTCTTCTCGTCGTGAATCCACTTCTCCCCAAGCTCGAAATCGTCCGTCAATGGGCATGGGAATCCACCGTCAAGAATCTGCATAGCAGTCTTGCCGTCAGTACCCTTCTTCAAGTTCACAATAAGGTCTAGTCCATTGTTTAGGTCAAAGATGCTGTAGTCGTTACCCTTAGCCTTTGCAGCAGTCCTTCTGACCTCTGCAAGACCCATAATCTGGTCATGTACACCCTTGCCCTGCTTGTTGTCTGGGAACATCCAGAACTTCACACCGTCTTCCTCGTGACCACGCTCAATGCAGCGTACAATCCACATGTCCTTAGCCCTATTAAGGAACTCGATGTCACCATACTTTTTCTTCGTAGGCTCATCAAGTGACTGGCTCTTAAGCTCACGTGCCCTTGTTGAAATATCACAGAAAGGACACTTGTCACCCATGTATTTGCCATCCACCTTGTTCTTTGTAGGGCACACGAAAGTCTTCCAGCCAGAAGCTGAAATCTCTTTATTTACACGAACTGTGTGCATATGAATTTTCTGGAATGCCGTTGTGCTATCTGGAGTGATAGGCAACAGTCTAATTGTAAGTGTTTTTGAAGACTCCTTTTCACCCAACCTTGCCTGCAAATAATTCTTTGTGTCAAACTGAGTCTTCTTAGGTTTTGCCTGTGGTGCGTGCTCCTCAGCATACTGTCTCTCGACTTCTTCTGCGCTAATGTTTGCGCTAAATCTTTTTTCGTTCATTGTTTAAAATGTTTAAAAATATTATTGATGCACGCCTGTTACGTGCTTAAAAGTTTTCTAATGCAAAGATATATAAAAAATCTTAAAAAAACAAGAAAAACCCCAGATATTTTTAACTTTTTTTAATAATCTGGGGTATATGGTAGCTACATACTCTTTCCTACTTCGTTTCCGAAGTTCTCAAGTACCCCGTCTATCTTCATAGCATATTCATGAAGAAGAGATACATACTTGTTAGGCTCTTGCCTCATATTTCTGCACATTATGAAATGTTCACCGATAATGTTGCTGAAATTACTGAAAGCGTATTTCAAATCCTCAAACAGGTTAACCAGGTCGTCATTGCCATATCCAGACTCCTTAAGTAGTTTCTCCTGTTCTTCTCTTATGATAACCTTTTTCATTATAGTTCAAACATCTTCTCAAGTGTCTGAATATCATCGTCGTCAATATTGAATGACTTTGAAATCTCACTAGGAAGATTCTCGATGTCATCAGCAGTTATGGCGTACTGGTCTTCCGTTGACTTGTCGTTGTCGGCATATACCTCGTAGTTGCCCCTCTCCTTCACCTTGTTAGCCCAGAAATCGTCTGGTCTCACATTGAATGGATATGAATCGATAGCACCACGTAGGTCAAGTTTCTCGGTCTGTGTAGGATTCCTCTTCTCAAACTCAGCCTTCAGTGCCATCAGCTCGTTGTTATTGCCCTCAAGTGCGTTCTGAAGGTTTGCGATGGTATCAATAAGGTTCTCAATCTTGTTATCCACCTTGGCAAAGTCTC